GATGGGAGCGTTCGGTATGAAAGGTGCAGGAGGTACAGGTGGAAGCTTTGAACCTACATCTACAGTTTTAATAAGAAATACTTAACATGGCAGAACGAGTACAAGTACAAGGATTAGGGGGAGCAGTCCCCGGTATATCACCTACCATTCAACGGGGAGGACAGTACGCTGTACAGGTTCAACAAGCAGGACGTAACAAGTTGATGGACCTAGCGGATGCGTTAGGACAAGTTAATCCGATGTTACAGCAGTACGGTCAGTTGCAAAAACAACAAGAACAAATCGGTGTTGAGAGAGCTGAAGCATTAGAAGAACAACAGGTTCAAGCTGAACTTAAAAAACTAAGTGCTAAAGACATAGATGGCTTTCATCCGTTAGCTGTTTATAACAGGGAGCGCGGGTATCGTGATGCGTTGTTAAAGCGACACATTAATAATAAGATGGTCCCAGAGTTAAACCTCAAAGCTGCTGATCTTCTAAATATAGAAAAGTACGGAACACAGGAAGAAGTGCTTGCAGGTATAGACGACACTTTGAGTACAGCTTGGCAAGGTTTAGTTACTGACGTTGGAGATAATGTGGCTAATACTACAGCAGCTAAAGCTCTATGGAATGCAGTTACTCCCCAGTTTAAAAACAAAATAGTACTACAACACCAAGAGGCGAAAGATAAGTTTCTTGTAAAAGAAAAAGTTAACGAGGGGCAGTTAGAACTAGATGCTTTATACAGCACAGGTGATGAGGTTGTTTCAAGCGAGATCGAAGCTTTTGTAAACAAATACGACGACGAACTTCTTAAAACAAATCCTAGACTGACAGCACCAGAAAGAAGTGCGTTGTTGGTCGATATGATGAAGACACGCTTGCAGACTTTACAAGCAAAGCGTCAGTTTCAAAAAGCAAGTAGACTAGAAGCAATCTTAGATGGCGTAAGTGTTGGTAAAGATCGTCAACCTATTTTTAGATCAGGTGTTGCGAGAGATGCCTTGAACCCAGTTAGGAAAGAAATAAGAAATAAAATAGCTTCTCTTGCTACTGAGAATAAAACACAAAGCGTAACAGAATTTAAGGGTCTGCTATTTCAGGCTTACGGTAGATTACCCGCACGGATGACTAAAGATAAATTCTTTAAGAGAGATGCCGACGGTAATTTTACTAATAACACCTTAACATCCATACGTGTGCTTTCAGATAATATGCGTTATATGGACCCGACGCTAACTGATGAAAGAATCTTAGAGATGCTAGAGACACGAGTATTCGATCAGGAAGTATCACCGTCTGCCGCTTTTGAAAGGATGTTAAGAGAGTTGTCGTACAATGATCCTGACCGTGCTCCTGAGATATTTAATAAGTCTGTCATAGGAGTTAAGACTGCACTGGCTGAGGCTAAGACTTTTGTTGGTGCACAACCTAATTTAAGTTCACCTGTAGCTAGAGAGAAACTTGTACAACAATACATAGATGATTGGGATAGGGGTTCGTCAGATGGAGAAGAAGAATATACTTTTGATGATTACTTAAACACTAATGGTATAGATTCCGACTCATGGGCAGAGGGTAGAGAAGCAAGTGACCGTTTAAATGCTGCTCTTCCAATTACGAAGTTAGAAGAATTTAAAAAGTTAGAAACAAATTTAAACACAAACTTAAAAGCTGCTGCTCTTTCGATTGACGAGGATATACTTAAAGACGACACGCTTCCTCCTGAGTTCTTAGAAAATTACCAACAAACTTCTTTTCCTATTCTAAAGAAACAAATAAGAGAGAACGGTGCTGAAATTATGCTCGACGATAGTCTTTCAAGTGATAAAAAGTTTGAGAAGATACGGGCAATGATAAAAGAGACTGTTCAAACTGACGCAGCTATATTTAAGGTGATCGCTAATATTTCAAGGGAAAGAGTTGAAGATATTAAAAAACCACCGAGTGAGGTTACGTTAGAGGATTTTGAAAAAGCCGTCGAGGCAGAAAGTAAGAAGGAACCCGGAGAGTTTAAGAAGTTTTTTGGGATTACAGGCGAAGGATCGAAATACAGATCAACAATAATACAGAACCCATCCGCTGATTTTATAGCAAAAGATAGGGAAGAAATGCTTAAAGATTACGACGCTTTAAAAGGCTTAGATGAAGATAAACGTTTGCAAATAAAAAACTTATTAGGATCAAGCCTCTACGATCACGGGTTTACTTCTTACAAAAAAGAAAACGGAAAGCTACTACAAGCAGCAGGTTTAGATTACGGGGATGTTATTATCTTTAAAGACCAAGAAGAAATGGACGATGTGGTTGTAGATAGATGGAATCGTGTTATACTTAAATTAGAGAGAAGAATGCCACTAGACGAAGACGACCAAGAAGTGTTTGAGGAGATGCAGTTATTTAAAGTAGTTACCCCAGAAGCACGTGAGGCGATGATGGGGCGTCAGCTTGAACTTATGCTTGAAAGAGATTCAAGGAGCAGGTAATGGCTGATGAATTAACTTTTGAGGAGGAGCTAGAAGCTTACAATCAAAGCACTCGTGCTAGGCTACAGCAGACTCAAGAAACCTTAGAAGCACAGCGAGAAGTACCTACGCCTTCTACATTCGTACCTACTCCTGATATTGAAGAGGCGAGAGTTGCTTTTCAACAGGCGGAGGAAACATTAGCAGAAGGAATGAAGACCCGTGCTAAATGGATGTTGGATCACAAGGAGGCTTTGGCGTTAAGAACAGGAACTGAGGTTGTGGGCGGTATGGGCTTACAATATGCCGTCGCTAAGTCTTGGCCTACCGTAAAGACATTCCTTCAAGGAACACGAGCTGCTTCTATGTTAGGGTTTGCAGGACCACAAGCAGCTGAACCAGCATCTACAGTAACAGGCGTACTAGGTTTCCTTGGATCAGAGGCTTTATTAAAGGCAGGTCCTTGGGTGCTTTCCAATTTAGGCGGGCAGTATGTAGGGAAGGAAATAGGACTAGACGAGACGGAAGACTACTCAGCATGGGAAGCCGTAGGTGCAGGTTTGTTCTCGTTGAGTAGGGTTGAGAAACTTGTTGACGGTACATTAAAATTGGGAGTTCCTACAGCAGCTTGGGCGAACAAGAAGATGATTGTCTCTAACATAGGTAAGACTACGGTTAGTGGTGCTGTCTTAGGGGCAACAGAGCAAGCGTTTGTTGACGCAATGGAAAGTATGTTTAACGGCAGGGATAAGGATATATACGAATATATTTTTGCTGCTGGGATGGGTGGTACTTTTAAATCAGGAATGCAAGGCATACACGGGTTAGCTGCATCAAGGTGGGGACGAGGTAAAATATCAGAAGCAGCCGTTCTTGCTGAAAAGAATATACAAGAAAAACTAGTTGATATTAAACGACAACGTGAAGAGCTGAAGAAACCTAGTGATAAAGGAATAAGTTCAGGCGTTGGTTGGGGTACTTGGTCTCAGTTTAAAAAACTAGATGATGAGTTAGCTAAGAAAGAAGCAGATTTAGAGCTTCAGATACAGCTTATAAAGGACACGCAAAAAGGTCTTAAAGCATACAACGACACAGAAACACTTTTAGAAAAAGAAGGGTACCCTGAGAAACCCATAGAAGAAGACATAGCTCAAGCGGAATTAAAAACCAAAGAAGCTTTCGATGCTGTTAATGAAACTGCTAAAGTAGATCCTGAATTAGAAGCACCTGTAGCAGAAGGGAGTGCTCAACCTGTTAAGACTGATGACATTGAAACAGAATTGGAAGCACCTAAGATTGTAGAGGAAGCACCTGCTAGGACTAGATATGTAGACGATACAAGAGAGTCGCAACTAGACACATTACGAAAACGTTTCAATCAAATCAAACCCAGCGATGAAGGGGCTACTATTGAAGTTGAAAAAGTTTCTAATTTATCCACCACACTTATAGATGAAACTAATTTAAAATTAGAAGCGTTAGAACAAAAGTTACATAAAGCTTTTGATGAGGGTTCCGAGTTTGATGCAGACACTGTACAGCAAGCTTTAAATGAAGTTAAGTTTTTACAGGAAATATATAAAACGACGGATCAACACAATACTTATCTGGGCAGAGGCTTACGTGCTCTTGATCGCACTGTATCGGAAAAAGATCATTCAATTAAACAGTTTAGTGACGCAGCTGACGAACGACGTGCTGTGTTATTAAATTTAGAAAACGCTTTAAATTCTAAACTACAAGGTGCACAACATAACGAGTTAGTTATTAAACTGCATGAAGATTATTTAGGATTAAAAGATAAACAAAAAGCCGTAGGTGAAGAGTTACGTAAGAAAAGAAAAGAACGCTTTAAAAAACTTACAGAAACAGAGCAGCAGGAACTATTAGAGCCTAAAGAAATAGACGAAGCTAAAGCACAAGCTACTAGAATAGACAGGTTAGAGAAGCAGTTACAAGAGGAGCAGGAGATATTTGTAGGAGAAAAAGAAAGACCGACTCCTAAAGAACCAGTAGAACCGTCGCTAAAAGAAAAAGACTTACAGGCTCGATTAAAATTTTACAGAACAGATTCAAGGGAGTCTAAAGAAATCGCAGGACTTGAAGAAAAATTAGATAGATTATTTAAGTTACTGGATGAGGGTGATGTTGAAAAGATTAGACAAGAAGTAGGACCCGCACCTGATTGGGCTAAACCTGAAAAAGTTAACGGGTATTTACAAACGTTAAGAAGTGTTGTTAAGAAGACTGAAACTGATTTAAAGCAGAAAGTAACTGAAGCCGATTTAAGCTTACAAGACCCAGACCAAATAGTAAGCACAGTTCAAAAAGAATTACTTAAATTAAATTTAAAGCTTAACGAATTAAGAAAACGTTTCGGTGATTTAGATGCGATAAAGAAGATACCAAAAGAGCAGACTGAATTAGACCCTGAGATTGTTGAAGTTAAAAGACAGATTGAGTTTTACAAAAAGGCCGAGCAAGACGCACTACGATTACAGGCTAAGTATAAAGAAAGAGCACGGTTATTAGATAAAGAAACAGCACCGTTAGGTGAGCAACGGGAATTTGTAACTCCAAAGCCTGAAGGTCCTGTTCGTGTAAAAAGTAAAGAAGAAGCAGCACTAGATGAAGACATAAGATTCTTGCGGAAAAACATAAAAGATAGGGTTAATGAAATAGATCAAGCTGCTAAAGATATAGACCCAGTAGAACAAGCACGACGATTACAGAGACAGTACGAAGCAGAGGAAGTTAGGTTAAATAAAGAACTAGATGACTACCGTGCTAAGTGGTTGGCTGTAAACGAAATGGAAACTCAAGCTACTGGTAAGAAAAAGAAGATAGAAGACGACCCGACGTTTAAAGCTAAAAAGGATCAAATAAAATTCTACAAGAAAGCTATAAATGAAGTTCCTAAACTTTTAAAAGTAGAACAAGAAATAGCTAGACTATCTGATATAAAAGGTAGAGCTATTGTTGGTGAAATAAGAGCAGAAGTAGAAGCTAAACCTAAAGGACCTGAAGTCCAGACAGCATTAAATATAAAACAAAAAGAAAGAGCAGCGATTAAAGCTGATTTGCGTAAGACTATTAAGGAACTTGAGAAAGCTAATAAAGAGATAATAAAACAAAAAGCTGATCACGATATAATAAACTATCTAATAAAACGTGATGAAATTGAACGAAATCAATCAAGCACTAGTCGTTTAAAAAGATTTGCAGATTGGCATCTAAGAGTAAGGAAGCAAAGTTTTTTATTTCAACTAGGTTCCGTTTTATCCGGTGTGCCTAGTGCGGGTATACAGTGGGTACAGGCTGTTTCATTTGCTCCGCTTACACGTTTCTTTTATGACAGTATTAGTAATAAAAGTATATCAGTGGGATTACAATTAGCTAAGTATGATTTTATGGCTTCTGCTAAAGCTTGGTCTGATTTTAATCAAATAAAAAGAGCAGTATCTAAAACTTATAAAGACGGGCGTAGTGCCACTGATACTAAAGCTAATCGTATGAGTTCTAGTAATTACAATAGAACTTTAAAACATTTACAACAATCCAGTAAGATTAAGATAAGAAAGCAACAACTGGCTCAGAAATCTTTAAAGGATATGTTTAAGAAAATAATGGATGGCGATCTTGTAGCACTTGGTCATTTGGTTGAGAGAGGGCTTAGTCATTCGTATAGGGCTATGGGTTCCGTGGATGAGTTTTTTAGAAACCCTTACAAGCTACAAAAATTATGGTCAGAGTCTTTGAAGGATGCTTACTTTGAAGTAAGAGAGCGTGGAATAAAGGACACCAAGTTAGAACAAAAAGCTGTAGAGGCACGTGCAAAAGAAATCTTTGAAAGTAGAACAAAGGTTGTGGACGGTGTTCGTATGTTAACTGAGGAAGCTAATTTAAGAGAAGAACAAATATTAGCAGACGACGCTTTCTTTTATGCAGCCGATACAAATAAAATAGAAGAAATACATACAAGCTTTGTAAATCAAGCTATCGAAGCTCTTGAGAAATTAACAGGTAAACACGCAATTGTTGAATACATCTTTAAAAATAGAGCACCGTTTGTTCCTATGGCTCTTAGAGGACTGTGGAGGGGTAGCAAGGTTCTGACTTATACGGGTACACTAGGTTTAGCTGGAGGTGCTAGAGCAACCGTATTAAATCCCTACCTAAAGAAAATAAAAAATTACGAGAAAAACATAGCGAGAGATAAAGCACTGTTGACCGATAAAGCAGACATTTTAGACGACAATCAGAAGACACAGTTGCATAAGAATATAGAACAAAACAACAAAAGAATACAAGACGCTAAGGTTAGACAGCATATATATGCACAAGAACAAATCGCTACTTCTATGGCAGGGATTGCTGTGCTTGCTACTAGTGTGGCCACAGCTTGGAATGGCATGATGACTGGCTCTATGATTTGGCTTGATAAGGAACAGCGAGAGCGTTTAGGTTGGCTTAAAGGTAAAGAGCCGTATGACTTAACTGGGTTTGATTACAAATATTGGGAACCGATAAAACACGCAATGGCTATTATTGCGGATATGACTACATGGGTTAAAATAAAAGCATTAGAAGAAAGAACAGGTGAAAAATATTTAAGAGAGGATCAAGACTTCTTTAATGTTTTTTGGAAGTCACTTGCTCAGATTCAAAAAGACTCCCCATTAAATTTAGGTATATCAGATATGTTCGATTTGGCTGTTCAAAAACCTGAAGAAAGACCTAGGATTGGAGCACGTGCTATCGCTGAACAAATACCAATACCAGCAGCGGCTAAAAAATCTTGGAGAAGGTTGAGTACAGGCGGTAAGATTGTTGACTTAAAGGGTGGAGATTTTCAGGATAAGCTGTTGTATTACTTAATTGGTGAAGGTGGTGTTAACTTTGAAAGAGATGCTTTCGGTTTAGAAAAAGTTTCTACAAGTAATTGGGCTACCGATCTAGTTAGGATTTGGAAAAAAGATAATAAGACCAACGAAGATATACCATTAAAAGTTCAAGACGTTTTTCTTACAGACAATAGAAAGTACAAGCAGTTAGAATCCGAACTACCTAAAACTTTTTTTGATAATAACATTATAATGTCTGATTATACGGATGATAGTGGGAGGCATTTTCAGAATGAATTTGGCAAACGATTAGACAAAACATTTAAGATTAATAATCGTACTTTATTGGAACAGTTTACATATAGAGTATACGAAGACACTAACTGGGCTACTAAGTATAAAAAGGAAGAATACGATACAAGAGACGAAACTAAGCTACCTACAAACTTAGGTTTACGTGTGTTAGCTGAGGATCAAAGGAAGTACTATAACAGACTAACGAAAGAGTTGCTTAGAGATGAAGACACGCTACGTCGTTTTAAAAATGCTGAAGGGGAATCACTATACGACAAGGTACAAAGATTTAAACAAAAAGATAAAGTTAAAGCTAAAAGAACCAAGGAACCTATACCATTATCAGAGGCACTAGGCTTTTAAGTGCTTGAACTCCTCGCTCAATAAGTAATAATATAATATCATGCCAACGACCTACGTAGACTACACAGCAACAGCAGCACAGACTGACTTTGCTTTCACTTTTCCATATTTAGAGGACGAGCACGTAACTGTAGAAATCGATGGTTCGCCTATATCGTCCTCTCTTTTTAGCTTAGTCACTTCCCCATCCACTAAGATCGTACTTAACAGCGGTGCTACTGCCGGACAGATTGTTCGGGTACGTCGTAAGAGTCAACCCGGTATAGACCTTGTAGACTTTGAGAACGGATCGGTACTTACTGAAAGTGAACTGGATCGAGCGTACCAGCACAACCGTTATCTGAACGAAGAGATCAGCGAACTAAACGATGCGTCGTTGCAGAAGAAACAAGGTAGCGATAATTACACAGCTAAGAACAACAGGATTGTAGACTTGGCAGACCCAGTAGACCCACAAGACGCTGCCACTAAGAACTACGTAGATACACAAGACGCACTAAAGGTAGATAAAGCAGGGGATTCGATGACGGGTGCTCTAGCTATGGGTGGTAATAAGATTACTGGATTAGGAACACCTACTCTTGCTGACGATGCTGCTACCAAGACTTATGTAGATAGTAGTGTATCTTCCGCTGTAACAGGTACGGGAGCAGCTCCTGATTTTAATAAATTCACAGGGGATGGATCGAATACTGATTTCTCTTTAACGTTTCAAACAAACAGTCTTACTTCCACCGCTTATTTAGTAACCATTGATGGAGTTGTTGTAGACCCTGAAGATTATACTCTTATAGGAGGAGCGTCTACGTTACGATTTACAACACCACCCGGTAATCTTACTGAAGTTATAATCGTAGAAAGAGGTTTTAAAACACAAATAGAAATACCTACTGATTATGATTACGGTAGTATAGTGGGTGATCCAGTAACCGCATCTTACAGCTACGGAGGAATTGCATAAATGAGTATTCAAGTACAAATCAGACAAGGACTTGCATCCGAAAACGCTACCTTTGTAGGAGCAGAGGGAGAGCTAGTATATACAACTGATACCAAGGATTTGTTTGTACACGACGGTTCTACTGCTGGTGGCACTCCTGTTGGATCGTTAGCGTCGATTGCTGATGACTCCGTTACGTTCGCTAAGATAGAAGAGATACCAGCCAATACGATACTTGGTAACAATACAGGCAGTTCTTCGGATATACTAGAGTTAAGCGTAGCACAGACTCAGGCTTTGTTAAACGTAGCTGACGGTGCTACTGCTAACGATAGTGATGCTAACTTAAAGAATAGAGCTAACCACACAGGCACACAGACTGCCAGTACTATCTCAGACTTCGACACGGAAGTAGCTAACAACAGTGCGGTAGCTGCTAACACGGCTAAGATCAGTTATACAGACTCTGCTGCTGTAGCTTTAAATACAGCTAAGGTAACAAACGCCACACACACCGGAGATGTAACAGGAGCAACTGCACTTACTATCGCTAACGGAGTAGTAGACTCAGACAAATTATCAACAACATTAGACTTTGGATCAATCGCGTAACCACATATAATCATGCCAAACATAGAAGTAAAACTTAGAAGAGGAACCACATCACAACACAGCAGCTTTACAGGTGCTGAAGGTGAAGTAACAGTAGACACCGATTTAGATACACTCAGGGTACACGACGGATCAACTGCTGGTGGTGAACGTTTAGCTAAATACAGTGAGTTAGCAGGAGCGGGTTCAGGTGGTACAGTCACGTCAGTAGACAGCGGTACAGGATTGACAGGCGGTCCTATTACATCAAGTGGTACGCTTAGTATAGCTAACGACGGTGTTGATACGGCTCAGATAGCTGCTAACGCTGTTACAAGCACTGAGATAGCTGCTAACGCTGTTACAAGTACTGAGATAGCTGATGATGCTGTTACCTCTACTGAGATCAGTTCTACTGATACAACCCTTAACGTTAACGATACCAATAACAATATAGGTACAGGTGCTTTAGCTGACGCTGGTTATCAACTAACAGTAGACGGTGGTACAGGAAAAAGCGCCATATATGCTAAAGGTGACAAAGCTTCTGGTTATGTTGATTTAGACCTTGAGAATGAAAGTGCGACTGGATCGGGTGGTCGAATGATAATCACGCAAGGTTCTAATTCAGCCTATTTCCAGTATCAAGAATCAGGAGAGCAGCTTAGTTTTGTTATTGTAGATGGAAGTCTTAGCGCAAACGCTGGTATAAAAATAGCTTGTTCTTCTGCTTCTCAAGCAGCTGTTACGCCATCAGGTAGTATGTACAGTAATCCTAATTCAAATGTAGATTTAGGTGCTAGTGCTAATACTTGGGATAATGGTTGGATAAATAGTCCTTGGACTAGTTCTGATCGTAACTTAAAACAAGACATAGAGGATTTAAGTGAAGCGGAATTAAGAGTGGCGACAGCTTTGAAGGGTCTGATGAAAAAGTTTAGACTTAAAGATGCGGTGGCAAAGAAAGGTGACGACGCTCGTATTCATATTGGTGTCATTGCACAAGATGTAAAAGCAGCTTTTGAAGCTGAAGGGTTAGATGCTTATCGATACGCTGTTATAGGTGAAGACACTTGGTGGTCTAAGCAAGATGAAGACGGTGAGTGGATAATTAAAAATGACAATCCAAACGACGCAACTTATACAGAATATACTAAGATGTCAGTGCGTTACGAACAGCTACTAGCATTTATAATTGCAGCAATGTAATACGATGACTGAATCTGTCTCACACTTTCTCGACTCTGCCCTTGCCATCGTTCTTGGTGTTATCGGGTGGATGATTAAAAAACTAACAGATCGTTTGGAGAATGATGAGAGACGTTTAACAAAGATTGAAGTAGAACTGGCTGCACAACGTGAACGAGACACCGCTGTTGAGAACCGTATGACGGGTCTTGAGAGTAGTGTTAAAGAGATCAGCCATAAACTAGACCGCATGATGGAGATGTTGATGAAACGATGAAACAAGGACTATACGCAAACATAAACAGAAGACGTAAACTAGGCATCAGCCGTAGTAAAAAGAAATCAACCATTACACCTAAAGCTTACGCTAATATGAAGCGTGGGTTTAAAAAGAAGTAAGGTGGCTGTATCGTTGTCCATAGGCAGAGGTGAGAAGTCCCGTAAAGGCGGACTCACTGCAAAGGGTAGACGCAAGTACAATCGTGCTACTGGGTCTAACCTGAAAGCTCCTCAACCCGGTGGTGGTCCTCGTAAGCGTTCCTTCTGTGCTAGGATGTCAGGAGTAAAAGGACCAATGAAAGACAGTAAAGGCAGACCTACCCGTAAAGCGTTAGCGTTAAGAAGGTGGAAGTGCTGACAAATGCCTAAACCTTTTCGCAGAGCTAGACCCCGTCCTAATCCTTTATTCTTTCAGAACAGGACTCTATCAGCTACTAGCGGTAGTGGTGGAGGTGGTAGCACTGCTGCTGTAGAAGTATCTATTGCCACTTTAAAAACCAGATTGATTGCGTTAGAGTCAATAAAAGCGTTAGAATTTGAGGAGTAACCATTTATGAAAGATCACGTAGAAGGAGCTAAACTAGCAGACAACTATACTGAACTGTGTAAAGATGCAGTCGGGTACATGAAAGCGATGGAGGAGTACAACCCAGCTTTGATGAACACTGTGGGTAAGTGGTTGAAAGATAACAACATAACAGTTGACAGTCGTAACGGTACTCCTATGGATAGTTTAGCTAACGATTTTAAAACTTTGCCTTTCAGTGAACAACAAGACGAAACACCAAGAGATACCACCGCCTCTGCGGGACTTTAGAAACTTTCTGTACTTAGTATGGAAACATCTGAACCTGCCTGATCCAACAACATTACAGTACGATATTGCTGACTAT